CACGTTACCTTTGTTCCATGTTTTCACACCTTGTTGCATCCACATGGGAAGATGTTCATACATGATTTGATACCGATCCAACACTTCTCGTGCAGCACTTCCTTTGTTGGCAAGAATGGCAACTGTTTTACTATCTTGAAACAACGTGTACCACAGAATGCATGCTGCCGATGTAATGGTCTTGCCTTGCTGACGCCCTTCCATCAACACAACTTTTCTGTTATTCAGAATGACATCCACTTTCTTTTTCTGACAATCATATAACGTGAACTTCACCAAGCCTTTATCTAGTGATACGATGTGGCAATAATTTTCAATGAAGTAGACAGGATCCTTTTGACACCGAACAATTTCTTGTATTTGTTCTGGTGTGAATTGTAATTGGAGTCCTATGCTTTTAAGATTGGGATTACCATGATATGAGGATTCAATTTCCATGATGTTCAATGTCTGCTATTTTTAATGGTTCTTGAGCCAGTTTCATGGCTTTCAATAACTCATGTGTGGATCCGACAAACAAGTTATTCTGTGTTTGTATTTTCGGCTTCTCATCTTTTTCCAAATCTTTCTTTCGTTTCTGAACTTCAAGCAAATCTTTTGCTGTATCAGACACGGTTTTAATTAATTGCCCTGCCACTTCATAGGCACGGGGATGATCACTGTTTTTGGCAATATGAAGAATGCCTTCAATGGCTTCGTTGCCCTTGTCAATGAGATTACGTAATGTTTCGCGGGCATGAGCGGCATCATCTTCAGCCACCACTTTTTCCAATTTCTCAGTAGGTGTTTCTAATGTAGGTGCCACATCAAATTTTTCATCTAAATGCTCAAACATAATCATTCACCAGGTGAAAAAATATCATCAAATTCTGTTATATATGTATATGGATCTGTGGGCAGTGCTGTGGAGGGGTCCACAGTGGTGGTGATTTGTGTTCCAATCAATGTTGAAGCTGGAGGAACGCCAGGCACAAGATTGTCATTGTATAGATTCTGAATGGTTTTCTTGATGAGCTGTGCATCATCAACATAGCCGTAGAAATTCAATTTCATGGTGAAATTTAAATCCCAAATCACACTTAACCGCTTATCAAAGCCGCCTTCCCATTCATCATTATATGTGACACTATCCAACACAATTTGAATGTCATGTTTCACGCCCAGATCAGGCAAGGCATTCACCGTGATGTTGAAATCTGGGTTGAAATAGGGAAGAACTTGTTCCACAATTTGTAACCCATCATCTTGATTTTTTGCAAACACACTCATGCTAATACCCATGTTATACGGAGTGGCAACATAGGAATAGCGAACACCTGTTCTGGAACTGGCCGTGGTGTCCACCGCACGAACAGGTTGTGTGATGGTTAATTTTCTGGAAGGATCATAATTGAAGTTGGTGATTTCAAAGCCAATACGGGGCAATGAAATGGCAAAGGGTTGCCGATTTTCATCAACTTCCGGGACTTCACGAATTCTATCAATGAATTTTTGCTTAGGTGCATAACTCAAGGGCACGAACAAACTTTGTGTGACTTCTCCTGCCGTGTTTGTTCTGCGAATTTGTATGTTGTTAAACAATGTCCCGAAAGCAATAATGGCTTTCCGAACATGTTGATGATAGAAGTGACGAGTTCTAAACATTAATATTCACCAAAAGGATTGATTTCTGTGAAATCCAAAATGTCCGATCCTTGTTGTTCAAAGTCGGTGTTGTCACTGAATGGAACTTGCTCACGAGAAGAATATCCCGATTGAATGATGCCAGTGCCATTCTGTGTTAAAATTAAATCACCTGACTGTGACAATATCTGATAGGCAAATTGATCCATGGAGGTGTTGTCATCTGCCTTGTCAATCTCAGGAACACCTGTATCAAAAATTTCTGAACTGTATTGATACAATTCACATTGCATGCTATAGATGTAGAACTTTCCTAATTGATAGAAAGGATCCAAATGCTGTACGAATTTAATTTCGAACATGCTATTGGTCTTGGGAAAGTAGATGATATCCCCTTCGGCAGGACGATTAGGCAATTGTTGAAAGGCATCAGGTTCAATACCAACAACTTCTTCCCATCGCCGTTTACTGACCACGAACGTGGCTTGATGTGTGAGTTGAATGCCAAACTTACTGAACAATTCACCAGTGCCTTCCCAGCCATCAATGTTGTTCAAATACATTTCCAACGGATATGCGTGTTCAAAGCGACTTAACACATCTTCGCCCAACACATCATCTTGTTTCACGGAGCGACGAGGCACATAATACACATCATGTCCATATATTTTCATACTCTCAATGATCAAATCTTCTAATAGACGTTGTTCATTGGTGGTGCCTGAAGTATTACCAGATTGAAAATAGAAGTTTGTTGCCATGTTAATTTACCTTAGCCATAAAAAATGTACCATCTTCACGATACACGCGAGTTCTTCCTCTTTTACTTGCAGCCACTTTTTCTCTTGCTTCAGCGGATGCCATTGCGTTTGTTGCACCCTGTCCTTTGCCTTTACGTTTTTCTGAAATATTTTTCTTGTGTTCTTCAGTGAATGCTGGCTTTTTAACACCTTTATATGCAGCAGATTTTTTAGCACACGTTTCTGCGCTTTCTTTTTTACCAAGTTTATGAGTGTTTCCTATCGTCATTTTACGCTTCGCTTCAATTCCTTCAGGTGTCCAATATTCACCAGAGCGTGATTTGTGCAAGTCGGTGATTGATTTTGACATCATTTCACGAAATTGTTCAGTTGCATGAATTTTTGTCATGATTTCACTATGCTTGTTTTTTCTTGCGTCATCCCATTGTTTTTTTACAGACCCCCCAGGACCGCCTGGTCCTAGATTGTAAGATAAAGGATCCATTAATACGGATTCCACAAGAATTTTTTCAGCTTCAATTAATGCATCATAGGTGTCATGGTACTGAAGAATTTCAACCGTGAAGTTTTCGATGCCATATTTTTTAATGGCCTTTCGAAGCACAACACCAGATCCTAAATAGTTGTCTACAGTTTCAGTGCTGTGGCGCCCAACATAGTATCGCCCATTTAATGTGTTAGTGGTCTTATATAGATAGTGTTTCATTTTCAGCCGCACATAAAATCCACGGGAAGCTCATACCGGCTTTGCATTTCCGTTTCAATTTGTCGAATTTCTTCCATGGATTCATCGTAGATTTGTTGCCCATTCATCTCCACACCGCCAGGCAGTTTCATGCCTTGGAACTTCTTCATGTTGTCACCCCATTGCCGCTTAATCAATGATGTGGCATATCGTTTCAAGAACATGTCATTGTACACTTCACTGTACACTTCTGGATTGATGATGGCAGTGGCTTCGAAAATCACATGATCACCTATCGTGAACGTTTCATTCCAATTCACATCTAGGTACACACGATTTTGTTTTCTGTTGAATCGAATGGTTCTGTTGCCCGCAAACATGTCATCCAACAATTGGAGATGCATCTTCACTTGTTGAAAATAGGTGATGTCTGATGACAACAAGTTGTACATGTCATTTAAGCGGAACTGATACACCACATTGAAAATGTTCGTGGAGCCTGTGGCACTACTACCTGCTGATCCCAAAGGAAACACACGAATGATGCCGGTGACATTATCTGCCACATTGAAATATCCTCGGGCTAAACTCCCTTGTGTATAGGCAGTGGATGCATGAAGCGTGGCGGAAAATCCAGATTCTGACCCTGTGATCACTTCACCATTCACAAAGGCTTTCGTTTCTTTCTTGATGGCAATGGTGTTGGCACTGAGAATGCTATGAATTTCTCCCACAGCACCAGAAATGGATCCTGTGACACTTTCACCTTGTAGAAAGTTGTTTGCCAAAATGCTGGAAAGTTTCACTTCTGACGCCGTGATTTCTTCAGACAGATACACTTTTTCAACACCATCAAAATGATATTCTTGCCAGAATTCTATTGCATCTTGAATTCTATCTTCCACCTGATCATCATCCACATTGATTTCAATGACAGGATATCCTAGTCGGCGGAGACAATAATCTTTTAAATCTTGGCGTGTAGTAATAGGCATGGAAAGCTCTGTTTAGGATCCATGTATATTTATAACTCTGGAAACAAACAATTCTGAATGAAATTTTGAGTCATCACTTCATCAAATCCCAGTGCCGCCATGACTCGTGGAGTATGGGGATTTTGTTTTTGATTATGACAGTATTTGTTCTGTTGTTGCGTGTAATCATCTGAGGTGCGAGTGCTCCCGACATGCTTCAAAAAATAGTCTAAATTTTTCGTCATGAGATTGATGATGCTCGCCAATTCTTCTGGGTCTTTCACGCTGCTTGCCGCCATCATGCTATCACTGAAAATTTCTTTTGCCCAGGGTGGTAGTTCTCTGCGTTTCGTAGGGATGAAGGCACTTACAGATTTCTGAAACCAATCATTCATGGGACTAGCACCCATGGGCGAGAAATCATGAAATGCTCCCGTCACCAACTTGGGACCTGCCACGAGATCGAAGCCGAACACGGGGCTGGGATCATCCAGATGAGGAAACACACAGAGATGCATCATGTACAACTTCTTCGTGTCTCGGACATCTATCACATCAAGATTGGCACGACGAAACGTGGGACTTTCCCAGGTATATGTTCTCCAAGGAAAATCATGATGTTCTGTTTGTGATTCAGGATAGATGTTGAGCCGTTGAAGCATTTCCTCAACGGCAACATCAAGTAATGGAAAAATCATAATTGGTGGGCAACTTGCAATTCATCAAACAATTGAATGGCGAAGTCAAAGGCACGATTGGCTTCATCCGCCATGTCATCCGTTAACTTGCCACGGACTGCGGCAATTAAACTGGCACGATCTGCAAATTCAAACATGTGTCCCGGGGTGGGCACCAACGTTTTCATCATTTGTCCGCCATACATGTCACCCATGTGCAAGGTGTACACATGCGCCATCACCACAGCGGGATCCGTTAATGATGACACATGCTGAATGTAGGCATCCGTGGACACACGCCGAACGAAATGATGTTCAGACAATGTGGTGAGATCCAATAACATTTTCGCGGATCGTTCGATGCCTGACAAACCATCAAAAAGGTGTAATTCATTGGCGCGGTGCTCCAACACGCTGTACCGGAGCATTTTATTGAACAAGAAATCAGCATACACATGTGGAGGCAATTGTCCTGAAAACAATTGCCTTACAAACACATGTGATTCTGCTTGTTTGTGTTTTTCATGAGTTAATTCGCGGAGAGGCATAACAAGATTTCACTATGTAAAGGTTACGGGGCGGTGGGAAACTCCACCGCAGAAGGGTCATCAGATCGTGTTAGATTGGTGGGAATATCACGAAGTTGTTGACGATATGTTTCCCACACAGATTGTATTTCCGGTGCAACATGAGAAAATTGTGTCCAATCAGATTGTTGTAGTAATTGATTACGTTTCATACGAAGAAACATCAGGCGTGTTTCCCATGTTTCTTGTAATAGTTCTGCCTCATGTTGTTCTGGTGTGAGCACCGTGGGCACATCATCAATCAATTTAAATCGGGTTATGGTATTTTCAGCACCGGGAGGTAATAGTACCCAATGTTCTGTTTCAATTTCTTCTGAAGTTTTTTCAAACGGAACCACTGTTTTTTCTGATTGTACAAATCTTTCCGTAAATTTTGCATAAACAAACATATTATCTATCTCCGTAAACTGAAGCTGTGGTTGTGTATAAGCTTGCTAATGCCGCGGCATTACCAACTCCATT